TCTATGGGGTTCAAGGAATCGGGAAATCGAGTTGGGCCGCGAAATGGCCGAACCCGGTTTTTATCAATATTGAAGATGGGCTTTCGGACCTGGCGGTAATGTCTTTTCCCAAATGCGAAACGCTTTTAGACGCTTGGCAACCGATTATCGAAATGGGGGGAACCGAAGCGCAAAACCATAGTTTCGAAACCCTGGTTATAGATTCGGTCGACTGGTTGGAAAAGCTAATTTACAAAGAGGTTTTGAAAGACGCGGGCGGAAACTTTGAAACAATCGCCGACATTCCTTACGGGAAAGGTTACGACAAAGCGACGGAGTATTTCGAGAAACTTATTTTAGCTTTGAACAATGTTATCGAAAACGGAATTAATGTTTTGCTTTTGGCCCATTGTTCAATTAAGCGGTTTGAATCGCCGGAAATGGAATCTTACGACCGCTACGCTCCGAAGTTACACGTTAATTCGAAAGGTTACGGGGTTGGTTCTTTAGTCCAGGAATTTTGCGACGAAGTTTTGTTTTGTAATTTCAAGGTTTACAACAAAACGACCGACGAAGGTTTTAACCGAAAACGAAACTTGGCGAAGGGAACCGGCGAACGAATCATTTACACGACGGAGCGACCAAGCCATTTAGCGAAAAACAGGCTTGGACTTCCCGAGGAAATCGCGATGTCGAAAGATGGTTTTGAATATGGGGAATTCATCAATGGATAAATTCCGCGGGAGCATCTTACCCAAAATTTTAATCGAACCGCCCGACGAATACCGGATTCGCTATTTTTGCCCGCAATGTAAAAGCGGGTTGAAGTCGATTCGAAATTTAGAAGGCGAATTTATCATTTGTCCGGCTTGTAATTACGAATTCGAAGCCGTGGCGGAATATGTTTTTGAACCCGTTTTTTAAGGAAGGGATTTTAATTATGGCAAGTTTAGAGGGTTTGGATTTTTCTATAGAAGTCGGAAACGATGATTTCGAACCGATTACCCCTGGCGATTATGTCGCGTTAATTGTGGCAAGCGAAAAGAAAGAGACAAAAGCGAAAACAGGTTATTATCTGGAATTTACTTTTCAGATTGTCGAAGGCGAATTTAAGGAACGCCGAATTTGGGACCGTTTGAATTTATGGAACGCAAACAAAACCGCGGTAAAGATTGCCAATCAGCGATTGGCCGAAATCCGGAAAGCGACCGGAATTTTGAACCCGTCCAGTTCCGAAGAATTACACGACAAACCGTTGTTATTGAAAGTCGTAACGCGAACGCGAAGCGATACGGGAGAACTTACTAACGAAATTAAAAAGGTTTCTTCGGTTGCATCGGTTCCGGTTGAATCAAAGCCGGAAACGACAAACGCAAGCCCCTGGAATGATTAGTAAGTTTTGCTTTCAAGTATCGGAGAGAACACCAAAGCCGATACAAACTGAGTTCCGCGGTTTACCCGCGTTGAAATCTTTTATAAAAAACCGCCCCGGCCGTCGGGGATCCAGGTGTTAAGTTCGGCGGTGTTTACCTTTCGGGGTGTCGGACTTAGCTACAGAATGTAAATCTGGCCGGCATGTTGCAGTCGTTTTACATTCAACGGGCGATACGTTTTTGATATCGCATTTTTGCGGTTTCCCGATTCCGCTTAAAAATCGGGGTTTTGTTTTTACAAAAAAGGGAAATGATGGATTATTACGAATATCTAAAAATAAAAGAACAAAAGCCAATTGAGCACGGCTTCGATGTTGACATTGACGACCTCAACGAAAACCTATTTGATTGGCAGAAGAACGTAGTTCAGTGGGCTTTGAAACGTGGAAGGGCGGCGTTATTCGAAGAATGCGGGCTTGGGAAAACCATTCAGCAATTGGAATGGGCAAGCCACGTAGCAAGGAAAACCGGGCTCCCCGTAATGCTTCATTGTCCTGTTGGAGTTCGACAGCAGACTTTACGCGAAGCGAGGAAATTTGGAATCAATAGAATTGTTCCTGTTAAGGTTTGCGATGATCAATCTGATGTTTTGCCGGGTTCAATCTGCATTGCCAATTATGAAAAACTTCACCGATTCGACCCGCATCAGTTTGGAGGGGTCGTTTTAGATGAATCATCTATTCTTAAAAACTACAGCGGAAAGATAAAAAAGCAGCTCGTCGATTCCTATAAAGACGTTCGATTTCGTTTGGCTTGTACTGCGACCCCCGCTCCAAATGATCACATGGAACTCGGAACCCATTGCGAGTTTTTAGGGATCTGTGAACGGGTCGATATGCTTTCAAAGTATTTCATTCACGACTCTGGAGATACTTCGAAATGGCGATTGAAAAAACACGGCGTCGACAATTTTTGGCAGTGGGTTTCCACGTGGGCGATTTGCATGGCATCCCCATCGGATGTTGGAGGATGCGATGAAGGCTACAACCTGCCGCAATTGATTGTGGATCGACATACCGTAGAAGTAAAAGAAGAAGCAACCGTCGCCGGATTGCTGTTTAATACTCACGGGCTATCGGCCACTAACATACACGAAGAAAAGCGTTTAACGTGCGAAGCCAGAATGGAAAAGGCTATCGAATTGACAAATAGATTTGACGGGCCTTGCATTGTCTGGTGCGATACGAATTACGAATCTGATGTTTTGCGTGACCGATTACCGCACGCGGTGGAAATCCGCGGCAACGATAGCGAAAAACATAAAGAGGAAAAACTAACATCTTTCTCAAATGGAGAAACCCGCATCATTATTACGAAACCGTCGATTAGCGGATTTGGAATGAACTGGCAGCATTGCAATCATCAGATATTCGCGGGTTTGTCTTATTCATTCGAGGCATACTATCAAGCCGTTCGGCGATCATGGAGATTTGGTCAGAAAAAACCTGTTTATGTTGACATTGTTTTAGCTGACAGCGAAAGCGGGATTCAATCCGCTATATCAAGAAAGGAAAACGATTTTGAGTTAATGAGGTCTGGAATGGCCGAAGCGATGCGAGGAATGGTTTCATTTAGCGATCATCAAAGCCGAAAGAAATCATACGAACCAAAACTAAAGATGGAAATTAAATTACCTGGGGAAGAATAAAATGACTGCTTTATACGATCAAAACTTTGGCGAGAAATGGACAATGTATCACGGCGATTGCGTCGAAGTCGTGGGATGGCTTCCCGATGATTCCATTGATTATTCGGTTTTTAGTCCGCCGTTTTCCAGTCTTTACACTTACAGCGATTCCGAGCGAGATATGGGGAATTGCGAAACCGACGAGGAGTTTTTTCAGCATTACCAGTTTTTAGCTGACCAGCTTTTTAGAGTGATCAAACCTGGTCGATTGTGCTCGGTGCATTGTATGAACTTGCCCGCGTCCAAATCCCATCATGGCTACATCGGGATCCGTGATTTTCGCGGGGACATCATCCGATCCATGATCAAGGCTGGGTTTATATTCCATTCCGAGGTTTGCATCTGGAAGGATCCTGTTGTTGACATGCAAAGGACCAAGGCACTTGGGCTATTGCACAAGCAGGTTAAAAAGGACTCGGCACGAAGCCGAATGGGAATCCCTGATTATGTATGTACGTTCAAGGTTCCAGGCGACAACGAAGAACCAGTCGAAGGACCGTTTACGCACTACGCGGGAGATCCGGATTGTTTTGAGTCTAACGGGGATTATTCTATTGACGTTTGGCAGCGTTACGCATCGCCGGTTTGGGCCGACATACGCCAAACTAACACGCTGAATTTCAGAATGGCACGCGACGGAAAAGACGAGCGGCATATCTGCCCGCTACAATTAGACGTTATCGAGCGTTGTCTGCAATTATGGACAAACGAGGGCGATTTGGTTCTATCGCCATTTGGCGGGGTGGGATCTGAAGGATACCAATCTATTTTGCAGGGACGCAGATATGTTGGGGTAGAACTTAAAGATTCCTATTATAAGCACGCTTGCCAGCATCTAAACGCGGCAGAAGTTGAATTTAATAGTTCAAAACTATTCTGATAAGTTTTTACAAAAAGGGGAAATGATGAAAACAAAAAGAAGAAACCGAACGCTTAGGATTAGACCAATCAAAACAAAAAAAGAAATCACGCTAAGAGATTACCAAAGCGAAGCGGTCGCGGCCGCTTGGGATTGTTGCAGGGATAAGAAAAACCCGCTAATCGTCTTACCGACCGGGGCGGGGAAATCCTTGGTTATCGCGCAGCTAATCAAAGACGCTATCGGGTGGGATGGGCGAATCGTTGTTTTGGCCCATCGGAAAGAATTGCTAGAACAAAACGCCGCGGAAATTCAAGGTTTAACCGGTCGCGAAGTCGGCATTTATTCAGCGGGCTTGAATCGAAAAGAACCCGAAGCCGATATTGTTTGTGCCGGAATTCAAAGCATTTACAAAAACGCGGAGTTATTGGACCGACGACACCTGGTTATCGTAGACGAAGCCCATTTAATCCCCGACGACCAAACCACAATGTACGGGAGATTTTTAGCCGACATTCGAGCAATCAATAAAACGGTTTTCGTTATCGGTTTAACCGCGACCCCATTTAGAACCGGCGAAGGCGAATTAACCGAAGGCGAATTGTTCGACCAGATTTGCTACGAAGCCCAAATAAGCGATTTAATCAAAGCCGGTTATCTTTCGCAATTGACAAACGAAAAAACAAATTGCGAAGTCGATTCGAGCAAACTACCAAAAGCCCGCGGGGAATTTACGACGCGGGGGATGGAATCCGCATTTGACCAAATCACGGTCGCAGCGGTCGAAGAAATCCTGGACGCGACCAGGGAACGAAAAAGCGTTTTGGTTTTTTGTGCGGGAGTTAATCACGCGGAAAAAGTAAAACAAGAATTCGAAAAAAAGACTTCCGAACCGGTCGCGCTGATAACCGGGGAAACCCTACCACTAGAACGGGCGGCTTATATTCGCGACTTTAAGGCGGGGGAAATTAAGTATTTGATAAATGTAAATGTTTTGACGACTGGATTTAACGCGACCCGAATTGATTGTGTGGCGGTTTTGCGGGCCACGACTTCGGCGGGTTTGTTTGCCCAAATGGTCGGGCGGGGTTTGCGAACCCACGATGGAAAAGAAAACTGTTTGGTTCTGGATTTCGGAGAGAATACCCAAAGACACGGAGCATTAGACGACCCCGACTTTGGACGCAAGAAAAGCAAAGGGCAGGAAGAAGGCGAAGCCCCGAAAAAATCTTGTCCAAAATGCGAAGCGGTTTTGTCGATTAGTGTAAGGGTTTGTCCGGATTGCCATTTTGTATTTAGCGACGAAGAACCAGGGCCAAAACACGAAGCTACCGCCGACCATTCCGCGGAGATATTAAAGAGGTTTCCCCAAGATGCGCGGGAATATCGGGTTTCCGATGTTCGCTGGAATTTCAATAGAGCGAAAGCCGAAGGGAAACGCGATACAATGCGGGTCGATTACTATGTTTACAAAGACGAAGAAGAAGGGAATTTAGCCGACAATATGCAAATTTCGGAATGGGTTTGTATTGAACACGAAGGTTTCGCGTTAAAGAAGGCGAAAGAATTTTGGGCCGACCATTCCGCGAATATGTTTCCCGATAGCATTTGGGACGC